GAACACGTTTAGGAAAGTCAATGACCATGACAAGAAACAGAACCCTAATCTAGTGAACACATACGATAGTGCAGATTGTTCCAAATGGGGACCTGGCATGCTAGCTTACAACCTTTATGCTTCTCTGGCTGTTAGGATGACCAAATCAACTTCCAGATTTGTTCTCATGCAGCTCTTCATACTCTTTAGCAATAAGTTATTCAAGTATCCTGATGAGACCTATCTGAAGTACAAGAGATGGTGCATTGGTGAAAAGGTGGATAATGGTACCAAAATAAACAAAGTGTACAAGCTTATGTCAGAGCACGGCAATAAAACATGCTTTGGCAACATTTCCAGACAGTTTATGTTCGCCTCCGAAGGAATGTTCCAAGGGGTTTTAACTGCTTCCTCATCTGTACTTGGGGCTGATTGCCAAAGGCTCATAAAGTCGGTCTTGGAACAGCGTTATCAACATGTGAGTATGAAGGTAACTACCCATCTGACATCTGATGATTACTCAAGGGTTATTCAGTATTCTCCGTCATTCGAATCGGAAAATCATTTTTCTATAATATCAGATGTGGTCAATATAACTTGTCAGATTTCTAAGTCTGTAGGAATCACTAGATCTTTACCCAAGAGTACTTTATCTAGCTCAGTTTGGGAATTCAACAGTATATTCTTCTCAAGACGCGGTGTTATAAAGCCTGACATTAAATCTAGGGCATCATTTGTTGATTTCTCGCCAGAGTTAGATTTGTATCCCTCAGCATTGAGAGTGAATACTGAAAGTAGTGAATATCTAAGGAGCCATGGGTCTTATTTAGGTTCCATTTGGATATGGTTGCTCAATGCTGACATGCATCTTAAGGCGAATGGTCTTGAATCGTTTCTCGAAGAGATGGGTGGCAAGATTCACTTAGTGCCTCTAGAACTCGGTGGGCTACCGAACCCTAGCTTATTGGAATGCATTCAAGGTAACAAGTTAACGAACATAGTTGACAATTATGGAACAGCAAGTGGCGTATTTGGAAGCTATGCCAGCTTAGATGTTCTTAGGAGTCTCGTTGATCCTGATGTAGGTAGCCTAGAGTCCGATAGCTATTTAGACGACAATGGAGTTTTACACAGGGTTTTGAATTTTGATGAAAATGGTGTGGATTATAGCATGATCCCTAGTGCATCGCGTAGCAGAGTAATAAATGTGAGGAGACGGTTTTCTTCTAAATCTCAGCGTTTGTTTCAAGGTGTATTATCTCTAGTCCCAGAGAACCAATTTTTTGAACTATTGGTGAATTGCAAAACTAGTGAGTCGTTTCTAACTTCCCTCTTTAGTAACATACAAAGGGAGGCAGCTCTAAAGCCACTGCAGGGATCAGCTCATAGGTTAGCTGCCCGACTTACTTCAATGGATACATCTTCTTATCGGGTTAATGACCTTGTTTTGAAAAACCATTTGATGAATTCTGCTGGGGATAAGAAGTATTATAGCCGTCGAGACCTGCTTAATGCAGCCAAAGGTTGGTTACAGATGAGATCATCAGCTATTATTAATGAGTGGCCCGAGAAATATCCAATTGACCCTTATGGCGTGCACCTGAA